TTTGGGCACATTTGAAATTATGAGAACAAACAGCACCGCTGCCGGATCTATGGGAGGCGGTGTGTATAGTACTGTAATTGATACTGGTGCAGGTAGCACAACTCCACATGAGTTTAAAGCTACGATTACACAGTCTGGTAGAAGCGGATCTGCGGCTTATGCTGTTGCAGCGGGAACGGAACTTCCCCTTCAGCTCATGGTGGAAGATGTCGGATCCTCAACGTAGAACTCTAGTTTCTCGTCGTAAAGACTTGAAATGGGGTAACGATGCGCGACAGGGGAAAGGCAATAGCAACTGGCATGGCGGCAAATACTTTGATGATAAAGGATATGTTAGGGCAAGGGTGCCTGATCACCCTTTCGAGGTTCATGGGTATGTTTACGAGCATCGTCTTGTTATTGAGCACGCTATAGGCCGTTATCTCGAGCCTTGGGAATCATGCCATCACATCAATGAGGTAAAAGAAGATAACAGAGTTTCTAACTTATATTTAACTACAGCTTCTGAACATAGCAGTATTCATCGTGAAGGACATACACATACTATGGAACATAAAGATCACATGCGAAAAAAAATGAAAGGCAAGCGTCCAGCGGGCTTTAAAGGAAAATCTAAAAAAATCCCTGAAATGCCGAATGACAACTTGACGGAGTGATACTATGAATGAACCCGATACAGGAGGCGAAATGCAACAATGTGAAGGCGAAGGGTGTGGGATTATGTTCACACCTAATAGTCATAATCAAAAATATGCAGATCCGCGATGTAGAAAGGAACAGGAATATAACATAGTTTGTAGCCATCGGCGTGAATCAAACGATTTTGGTGTTCCTAATAACCCTATGGATGACTTGCAAGTTGAAAATGAAGTAGAATTAAAACTTGCTTATACTAAGCTTGTGCAAGAGTATGAGAAGATTAAAACTAAAAAGGACGATCTGTCTGCTGCGGTATACCGTGCAGTTACGGATCAGGTAGATAAGTATCAGGTGCCATCAACGCCTTCGCCTGTAAATGATAGGCGAACTAAAGGTGAAGAGGTAGCTGTAGCTGTTTTGTCTGACTGGCAATTGGCTAAGGTTACACCTGATTATGACTCTTCCACTTGTGAAGAGAGAATTGATAAGTATGCTGATAAAGTTGTTTCTTTGACTGAGATTCAAAGAGCAGATCATCCTGTGAAGGATATTCACGTTTGGGTGCTTGGTGATATTGTTGAGGGAGAGTTAATTTTCCCCGGTCAGAGTTTTCTTATTGATGGAGGCTTGTATCGTCAGGTCACTATTGATGGACCTAGAATTATGACATCATTCTTTGATAAGATGTTGGCTAATTTTAGGAATGTTTCTGTCACTGCCGTTATCGGCAATCATGGCGCCATTGGCGGTAGGCAGAGAAAAGATCATGATCCTGAAACTAATGCAGATAGAATGCTTTACAGGATTATGGACCTTGTTTACAAGAATGAAGAAAGGATCACTTTCGACATTCCTGATGGACGAGGGGAAGGGAACTGGTATGCTATCGATAGAATCGGTGAGTATAGTTGCTTGCTGTGTCATGGTGATCAGTTTAGAAGTTTCTCATCCTTCTACCCATTTCAAAAAAAGATATTTGGGTGGAAAGTTGGGGCTATCACAGAGGACTTTAAAGATGTTATGTTTGGACATTGGCATACACCAACCAAGATGACGTTCAATACAGTCCAATGTAGAATCTCAGGTAGTCCTGAGTCTACTAATGAATATGCTATTGAAACGCTAGCCTCAGTAGGCAGACCGTCGCAGCACTTACAGTTTGTGCATCCCGAAAAGGGTATTGTGACGGCTGAATATACATGTTGGCTAGATGACTAGGAGGATAATAATATGAGTTTATATAAAGATATTTTAGAGCGGGCCATTTGGACCGCAGCGCAGGCTTTTCTAGCTGTGTTCACTGTTGGCGATCTATCATCGGCTAAGGCTGCTGGTGTTGCTGCAATGGGTGCTGCTATTTCGGTTGCTAAGAGTATTGTTGCTAGCAAGATGGGCGATCCCTCTAACGCTTCTATGGTAAGTTGATGAATTCTTCACCACGCATCGGGGTGCATATAAAATGCCCTAACTGTGGTAATAAAGTTACGGAAGGCACACGGTTTAAGAGTACGATTGAATTGTCGTGCTTTTCATGCTGGTGGAGACAGGAACCACAAATAGAGCAGTGGGAAAAAAGTAAAAAGAAAGTTTATGAGCGTATGTTAAATGAGCGACGTAGAAAAGTTAATTAGTAAAATTAATGCCCAAGTAAAGGGCTTCTACTTAGAGGGCGATGTGATCGTTAAGGCTATGCGTTATCTTAAAAGAGATGGCAAAGTTTTATTCAAGCGTGTTGATACAGGCGAAGAATATCTTGACGAATACAAAGGCTCCGCTCTTTTTCGTAAGCGAATATTCATTATAGGAGAAGTGGCTAAAATGGTTGGTAGGACAGCAGGCACTATAAGGAACTATGAACGTTCTGGCCTGCTGCCTACCGCCAGTCGCTTCCGGTACAGCAATACAGACTACAGATATTATACTTATAATGATGTTAGAGAGATAGAGTCGTTTTTTAATTCTCAGAAAGTCGGCAGACCGCCGAAAAATCGTGTATACTCACGTAATGAACTGAGCGAAAAACTCAGGAAAGCAAAGAAAGGTATATTATGAGCAACGAAGATAACCATGTTTGGGTGTCAATTGGCATTACTAAGAATTTAGGCAATTACGAGTCGATGCGTTTAGACGCTGGTGCTAAGCTGTCTGGCAATCCTAGCGATGAGAGTCTGTGGGCGCAATTGTGGGAAACAGTCGATTCTCAGCTTGAGGCAAAACTGGCAGAAATTGATAAGGGAAATGCTGGATGAGGATAGTGCGTTCCAAGATTGGCAATTACGTGCTTTGTGTAGGGATCATCGGAGCCCTCATTGGTGGACTAGTGATGATAGTGCTGAAGTGGAAAGCGCCAAAGCCGTTTGCGCGGAATGCTCAGTAAGAGTGCCATGTATAATAAACGCTATCATGGATGTAGATCAAGACTTGACAAGTTTGCCGGCGATAGGTGTTTATGCTGGAATGTCAAGATTGGATATGTTGATGTGCGTTTGGGAAAGGGTAAGTGATGTCTCAGAATCAAACTGGTGCGGACCTGATAAAGTTATTGAGACAGTTGTCCAGCGAGAAGGGTAAGTTCTTCCTTCCAGATATAGGCAGAGAAGAGGCTATTGCTGATAGCTTGCTAGATGCTTATAGATTTGATGACCTGTCAGAGTGCGCTCAGGTATACGTAAATAAGGCTACTAGTCCTATTTTGATGTTTAGTTATGCGATGGAAGTTCCATCGATAATTCAGAAAGCGATTTCGGAAAGGGAGTCACGAGAAAAGTTTCGTTCGATTGTTGAGAAGACAAAAGAGAGAATGGATCAACGAAAGTGAATTATGAAGTTAAATTACTAAATGCAGTGTTAGATTCAGGTGACTATGTGTCATGTCAGAGCGAGAATGTAGGCCAAGTATTTTTAAACTATAAAGATATTTGGTCTTTTATTTCTGGCCACTATGACAAGCATAACAAGACACCCGCAAAGTCTGAGATTAAGTCACACTTTCCAGACTTTGAGTATCTGACCACGACTGAACCTCTGGCTTATTATATTGATCAGGCACGACAAGAGTCTATGTCTGCTCAGACAAGAGAATTAATTGTCAATACGCATGAGATGCTAAAGAACGGCGGTCCTAAGACCGCTTTAAACTTTTTGTTGTCGAATGCGAATAAGCTGGTTAAGGAAGTTACTAATCTAAAAGATACTGATCTGGTTGGTGAGTGGCAAGATAGAGTTGATGAGTTAAAGATTCTGTCTGAGAGTGAAAATCATGGTATCGTTGGTGTACCTAGTGGTATATCTGTCATTGATGCTGAGTTTGGTGGTTGGCAGGCAGGCGACTTTGTGATCCTGCTTGGGTGGACTGGTGTTGGTAAGAGTTTTGTCGCTCGTCTATTTGCTGTCAATGCTTGGCTTGCTGGTTATCGTCCTATGATTATTTCATTGGAAATGAATAAGCAGCAAGAAGCTCAGAGAATTGATACCTTGCTTAATAATGGTAGAGGCTTCTTTACTCATTCTGATCTTGTTAGGCCAGATGCGGAGATTGTAGACTCGTATAAGAAGTGGGCTGAGGATACGTTTACGGACATGCATCCTTTCTATTTGATCACTTCTGATGGGTTAGATGTGGCAGATCAGCATTTAGTTCAAGCCAAGATTGATCAGTATAGCCCGGATTTGGTTATCCTTGATTATCATGGTTTGTTTGATGATGCCAGTGGTGCTAGGTCTGAAACTGAGAAGGCTAAGAATCTGTCTAAGGCGTTTAAGCGTATGGCTGTGAAGAATAACGTTCCTATCATTGATGTAGCTGCTGTTACGATGCAGGATGGTCATTCTGAGCGTCCTCCTGAATTGGAGGAAGTCGCTTGGAGTAAGCAGTTGGCTTACGATGCCGACTTGGTTCTTTCTCTGCATAGAGAAATGGACTCTAGTATATTTCAGGTGGTGAGCAGAAAAGTACGTCGTGCCAATCATTTCGGGTTCTATTTAGATTGGAATCTGGATACTGGTGAGTGGAAGGAAGAATGGGGTGTCTAATATCGTGAAGGCGTATGAAGGTAGCGCTAAAGATGTCGAAACCATTATCAGGCTCAAGCCTTGGATAACGGATGAGATTACTCAAGAATTGAAAGAGACCGGAGTGGAGGTAATGGAATGCAAGTTTGTATGGTCGTATGATCCTACAACAACGTACTTCGATTATACTGTCGATGCCATCGCTTGAAACAACCATCAGAGACACTTTGCATCGG